GTGGAATTTTAAATATTACTGCTTGATTATGAGTAAATGGATGATTTTCAATATAAATCCCCTGTGTTGGAATAACTCTCGTAATAGTAGAACTACCAAATGATACAATTATAGAATTTGTAATTCCCGAAATAGTTCCAACTCCTACTGATTTTATGGGGTTAAAATATACTTTATTATTTACATCAGATTCAAAATAATCTATATTTTGCGAAATTGTAAATGAATCTGGAATAAAATTTATTTGTGTTGTTGCAGTATGAGAGACTCCGGTAGATCCTCTTTCAACTTTAAGTATATTAAGATTTTTAAATACCTCCAATATTGACAATGTTTCACTACCAATTGTAATGCTGCTTCCAATTGATACTATTTCAGGAAATTGAGAAATGTAGATTTCTGTTACCACACCAACCGTTGATGCTGGAATATCTTGGGCAACGTTTGAATAATAAGAGGATACGCCAATTTTATATGGTTTATTTAATTTTGATAAACTGGTTGAAAGTCCAGAAATTACAACATAATCATTGTTTGATAAATTATGATATGGCAATATATTTACTTGTACTTCATTACCGTTTTTCCAAGTAAAAATAGAATTTTGATAAGTTTGTATTGAAGTGTTTATTTCTACAATATCTTTTCCACCTATCGATGATACTCTTGCGATAACCCCCCCACCTGAAGTATTTGCATCGTCAAAATTTAAGACGTCATCTATCTTATAATTTGTTCCGGAATTGATAATGTTAAATCCACTTATACTTCCTTTGGATACTGATTCTACAATTGACTGTTGATTTATTTTATTTTCCGGTTCAATTATAAAATCATTTCCGGCATAATTATCAGAAACTTTATATGGCAGAGTATTTCGAGATAAATTCGAATCATTAAAATTGTATGATTGGTTAAGAGTTTTATTTTCATTTAATGTCTTTGATCTATATGTATTTCCAATAAAATATGGGAACTTGGGAATTAATGTTCCCGAACTAATAGTTGCAAAGTATGCATATACACCATTTGGAAATTCTGGAGTTTTTCCAAATCTTCCATTATTTTGATCCAAATCTCCGGAGTTATTATATTCGTAATCTTCAACAAAAAATCCTGCAGGAAATTGTGGTCTATCAACAACATTAGAGGTATTTAAAATATATCCGGGAGTTAGTATTTTTGGAATTGAACTAGAGTTTTCTGGATCAGAATAACCATATGGTCCATATATTGGATTACCATCATAGGCCCATCCGATTATATTGGATACTTCACCATTATCATTAAATGATTCTCTCAATTTTTTAAAATATCCACAAACTGAATATTGTAATTTATTATCAGTCTCTACTAATATTTCATCCCCAAACTTAAAATTATGATTAAGCGATAAAGATCTAATATTAGCATTAAATTTTGCATTAGATCCCGTAGATTGCACATTAATTATCGTTGACGTAGAAGAATATCCAATACCAGTATTTACAACTTTAACGTCTATTATTTTTCCGTTGGAAATAATAGGTCTCAATTCTGCCCCAGTTCCTGCTCCAGATAAATCTTTTACATTTAAGTTTGGAACGGAATAATATTCAACTCCGCTATATTGAATATTAACATTTGTAATTTGACCATTTATAATAACTGGTTGTATACGTGCCTCTTTACCATTTTTTATAGTTATTATTGGAGATTTTTCTAGATTTAAAATTGTAGACCCATAACCGGTTCCACTTTTATACAAATAAGTATCAATAATACTACCAGTAACCACTGGTGTTACTATGAGAGATGAATAAGTTTGAGTTGTTGTACCAATTCCTACTGGAGAATATAATATAGAAACAGAAATATCGGGATAACTAAAATATTGATATCCGGATCCAATTCCAGTAAATTTAACATAGTTTTGTCTACTATAATTCGATATATCAGTCCCACCAATTCCAGCATCACAAAGTCTGAAAGAATTATTAGTATCCTTAAGCACATAATATTGTGATGCTGTAGAAATACCAATTGTAGATGTTTCAAATTTATAATTTATTAATTCTCCACTTGAAAATCCATGATTTTCAAAGTTAATTGTATGATTTATTGTAGATATTCCAGTTGGGGAAACAATTAATTTTCTATTGGTATATCCACTACCAGGATTCAATATTTTGATTTCTGATACAGTATTTTTAAATGCTGCGGTTGAAAATTTATGAATTCCTGAATTATTACTATTAATAAAACTTATTGTATTAATTCCCGAAGAACATTCTAAAATAGAAGAAAAAAGTCTAACGGTTTTATTATTATCAACTTTCACATAATATGTTGCATTATTAATTAAAGTTAAATTGGAAGTACCAATACCGATTGGAGTGTTTCCATTAGAATTATAAATTATTGATTCTTGGTTATTCAGATTATGATCGGTTAAAAATATTAATTGTGATGTTGTACTGCTAATTCCACCAGAATTTGTAGTTAGTCTTCCATCAAATAAAATAGGTCTTTGCCTTTTTACAACGATTGGTTCTAGGACAGCGTTAGACCCATTACCACCACTTACGTCAATAGATACAATTTTATCAATATCATAATCTTGAGAATCTATATAAACCTTTTTGAAAGATCCACTAATTACTGGCTGCACTAATGCAGTTTCTCCTATACCAGAAGAAACCGATATTAGTGGAAGATTAATTACATCATAATCATTTCCACCATTTAATACTTCTATTGATTTTAATGGCCCATAATAAATTTTATCGTCAGATTTATAATTTCTAATCTCAACACCATTAATTAACATACCGGTTGATCCAGGAATTGTTAATTCTGATGTTTCAATACCAACATTGGTAGTTTTAACTTTTTCACTTAATGGAAATTTTTTTAATAATTTTTGAGCACTAATAATTCTAGATTTTTGTGAATATAATGTAAAATTATGTTCATTTTGACTGTTAAAAGTTGCACTTATAAAATTTAAATGATTATTAGTTCCAATAAATGATTTTGAAGAATAAAGTTTTATGCCATTGTCTGGATTTTGAACTTGTACATAATAATCACCAGTATCCAATCCAACAATATTGGTTCCAGACGGTTGATAATAAATCCTATCTCCAGTAATAAATGGAACGCTATTAAAAAATAATATGGTAGAATATCCGTTATTACCTAGATTACTTAATGCCGTAGCATTAGATGATTTAATATTTTTTGTTATTTCATAATTATAAAAAGTGTTAAGTCCAACTATTCCTGATGGTAAAGAGTTAGAAGCGACATAAGCATAATCATCGTCAACATATAAATTTTGTATATCTGATATAATAGAGTTATTTCCAAATTCAATAGGGACTGTTGAACTACTTGCAGTATTAATTTTCCTTCTTAAATCATACTCTACTCCCACTTGATGAGTAAAGTCACTGCTGGAGTTTTTGCTTTTTAAGTTGTTCAATGTAACGCTATTATTACCAATGTTAATATTAGAAATATATGCTATATCTGTGGCAGAAGATTCTACAATATTACTGTCTCTTACTAAAATTTCAACTCTATCTCCTATTTTTAAACTAGACCTATCAATAGGACTTTTTAAGGTAAAATTGCTAATATCACTAATTTGATATCTTGAGCTTGTATTGTATATCCAAGAATTTGCAAAAATTTCTTTATATGATTTATTAACTGTTGGATTTTCAATTTTAGATCCAATGTGTCTAACAGAAATAATTTCTCCTTCATTCAAATTTAAATTATCTGATATCTGTACAAATTTAGATAATACACCACAAAGTCTCAGTTCAACCTTTTTATTAAGATCGCCATTTTCATATCCAAAATAAATTTCATCAGATCTTATATTAGTAGAAGATAAGATTGAAGATGTAATTCCCGAACACCCAAAAAATTGATTAACACTTTTGCTGGTATAGTTAATTTTATTACTGCCAGATATAATCACTCCCTGTTGTGGAAATCCAATTGTAGAATCTACAGAAATTATAGATGCTCCGATAGAAACATTTTCTAAACATTTGGTATTTGGAGTAATTGTAAAAGTACCAAGAACTGCAGTAGAATCATCATATCCAACAAAAAGTGAAATTTTATGATACTGTTTATTATTTCTTGTGAATGGTTCAACTTCAGAAACTGAGGCATTAGTAGATTTATCTGTTGATTTTTCTATTGTTTGTCCTACCAATTTACGAGGATCACCAGAAATTTTTTCAACAACTATAACTTCTCTCCGAATAAACTCCGAAGATGATGGTTTAATCAAAAAGTTTTCTAAATTTATAATTTTCGGAGTAACTCCATAGAGGACATTGAATAAAATTCTAAATGATTCGTCGGTCCCTTTTGCCTGATAAAAAGACCTTGCTTCTTTTATAAAATTACCAACATTTAAATCATTTACAAAATCATATTCTTCTAATCCTGGAGTAAAAGTATTTTTTATTTTTTTGTAAAATTCTTTTAAAAATAAAGAACTTAAATTTTGTACAGATGAGTTTTTCTTATGTTTTTCTATTTTTGATTTAGAAAAAACTAATTCTTCTTGATTTAAATCTGCATGGTAACTAGTAATTCCACTAAATCCCCGAATACAACCGATGAATGTATTTGTTGTTATTCCGGTATATGTAATAATTTCATCATCAATCTTAAGTAGGCCATATTTTTGTGGAAAACCCTTAGTACTTGTTACTGTAATTATTCCAACATTAACATCAGTTCCTATATCTTCGCTAAGATTAACATTATTTACGACAGTTTCTGGAGTTAAATTGTCTAACTTTAAATATTGATCTAAATTTTCGGCAATATCAGTCGGACCACCTTGATATTCCTGAGAAACATAATATTGCTTCAAAAATTCTAATGTATTTGGACTTTCATCCAAAATAAAATTTGGAAGTTGGCTAGAAATAATTTGCTGAATCTTAACTCTGGATTCTATGGATTCTACTCCGGTTTGTATCATATTATTCTCTTATTAATTTCCCATTTGAATAACTTGATGTATAATGGTCTCTTGAAAATACTGTTCCTGATATTTCATCACCAGAAGATATAGAATCTCTTACCATATTTATTGTGCTTTTTGAGATACTAAAATTAAGATATAAGTCGGCGAGTCCAATAACATCATTAGATTCTGGAAATGCCTGAATTTCAATAATATTGTTTGGTTCTGATGTTGATGTAATGTTTATGGCGCTAATATTAATTTCACCTCTTATATAATCAACGACTCCGGCAGATTTTGCAACAATTTGAGTTGATCCATCAGGTAAATTTTTTACTATCGAAATAATACCTTTTCCACTACCGTCTTGGTTTGGAACATCAGTTAGGTATACAGTATCTTCAATACCAGAAATTTTAAATCCGGTACTTTTAATATTAAATCCAAGATTATTAATATGAAATCTGTTTCCAAAACATAATTCATATTGAGAAAATTGATTTATGACTGCTACCAGATCTCTTCTGATTTTTACCTTGGTAATATTAGAAGTTATAGAAGTATCGGTATTATCAATTATCTGTAGAATCTTACTGTACTTAAATCTTCCACCAAACTTATTGAAATCAATAGAATTTGAATATTCTGTTAATACTTTAATTATTTTTGTCTTTAATGATTCTACTGCCGATACTTGAGAATAGTTATAATAGACGGAAGAATCAATTTCTACATATAGTAACTTAAGATCGATTATTTTTTGATTAATTCCCGAAATACTGTATTGTTTTAATTTATTTTTAATTTGCTGCTTATTAAAGTCTGAAACAAATGTTCCATTTTTTGGTTTAATGGCAATTGATACCGTTCCGAACTCCGGTGGATTTAATTCTTCCCCCCCAACAACCGAAACGGATTCTGTATCGGGATATATTTTTTTAATAATCGCTTCATAATCTCTGGAGGTAACTGCTCTGTACTGTGCGGAATAGATTCTTGGAGCGAAATATTTAATTGAGTTTATAGATTCTATCTCCGCACCATTTTGAGATTTTTGATTTGTAGTAACAATTACTGTTCCTGGATCTATAATTTGATCATTCGCCTTCTTAATTCTTCCGGAGAATGAAAATGAAGACACATCATTACCGTTTTCCCCATCGGTTACAATATAATTTACTGTGATGAGCGCATTATTTTCTAACTTTTTGCCAATTTTACCATCACCAAAGAGTAATTCATATTTTTCATCCTGAACTTCTTGTAAAAGATAAATTTTTGAAGTTGAATCAACCTGAAGAATATTTTCTACCAAAGAATATTGAACTCCAAGTCCACTATCATTAATTCCTTTTACATAAACAGAGATTGTTGATGTGTCAATGAATGAATTATTTAATATAAATCTTTGATCTAGAGAACCATCGACTATAAATTGTTTTGTTAAAAATGTTCCTTGATAAATTTCAATATTTTTAAAGGATGCAATATTGTTGATTACATTTGTCGAAATATTATTGGGAATTGAAAATGTATACGAGGTATTATTAACGGATCCAACGCACAGTAGTCCTGCTTGTAGAGTAAGAGTTGGTGTGTTTTGGGAGGGATTTACTCCCACATCAAATGATACCGTTGCCTTTGCAGATGTTCTGGAACTAGGAACATAACCAATATTTCTCGCTAGAGAAACAACATTTTCACGAACGGTTGCAGAATCCAAAAAGGATTCATTTACTATCATGTTCGAGTTGAATGCCGTAATATAGGTGTTATATGCTAGTGTATCTATTAAAATGGAAAAATTAGATCCATCAAAGTCAAAATCCGTAAATTTGGAGTTTGCACGGAGATAATCTTTAATGGAAGTTTTAATTTGATCAAAATCTAGATTTGTAAATTTAGTAAAAGGCATTTTATCTTGCTGCCTCTAATATAAATGAATATTCTTGAGTTGGTATCTCCTGACCAATAATATCAAAGATGATTGTCACATCAAATTTATTTAAGTCCGGATCTGGATTCACCTGAACTTGTACATTATCAACTCTTGGCTCAAAATTGTCAATTGATAATTTAATTTGATCCTCAATTATTGAGGCAGTGCCAAAATCGACAAATTCAAATAAACTTTTTGTAATATCAGACCCAAATATTGAATTAAAAAACTTTTCTTTTGGGATAGTCTGCACAATATTTCTTACAGATCTTCGAATTGCATTTGCATCCTTTAATATGGGTAGATCCTTTGTTACCGGATGTGGTTCAAAGGATAAACTAATATCAGTAAATGATTTGGATATCCTTTGAATCGCCATCTAATGAAAGGTTTTCATTTATTTATACTACTTCCAGGCATGTCCGTAGACTGGTTCGGTTCCATATTCCCAATCATCATAGTCTTCATCATTGCGAATTTTTTCGTGCAGTTCAATTTGTTTTTTTAGGTCATGTTTTGGTGCAACATCATAAACAACTTCTTGTAGGACTCTTTTTTGATTTTTTTCTGATTCGAATAGCATTTGTGAAACTCCTGTTTTAAGAATAAAACAGAACTTTTATGAAGGAGGTTTCTATCTCCTATTTCTATTTAACGATCTATTTCACGTATTGAATATGAGTCTGAATTAAGATATTTTAAGATTTCTAGAGCGATTAAACGTGGATTTCCTTCACCACAGGTATAGACATCAACTGCCAAACACTGATTTTCTGGCCAAGTATGGCAAGAAACGTGACTTTCTGCCAATGCGATAACGATTGTACACCCTTGTGGATCAAAATAATGCAAAAAAGTGTTCAAAATCTCCATTTTTGCACGTTGAATGCCTTTAATCATGGCATTTCGAAGTGATTCTGCATCATTAATTGCCTCAGGGGCAATATTATACGCTTCTAAGAGCAAATGTTTGCCCATTGAATGATGTTTCAATTAAATTATTGTAAAAATTTATTTATTTTGGTTTTCTTCTGGTGTTGTGTAAAAATATTCATCACAATCACCCAGACTTCCCCATTCAATATCGTTTTCAACTTCAAACCACTGAGTTGAAACCTTAAAATCTGGTGTTTTTACCTCAGATGGTGTCAAAGAGACATCATAAATTCTACACCTATTGTTTGGATAGAGTGCATACTGACCATTTTCAAGTTCTATCAGGTTAAATGACTTATGTTCTTGAGGAATTTCACTAGTGCTATAGTCAATTTCGTCTGTGGACTCATGATAATTATCGAGTGTGCAAATATAAAACCCGTTAATCTCACCAAAATGACGAGTACGCACAACCCAACGCATGGATCCTGTAAATTGTTTGTGAATATTGGTAATTCCGTAGTCCATACAGTTCCAAAACTGTAAATTTGGAAGATCTAGGTCAGGAGTTGGAATTTCTGGAGATGCAACAAATGCTGATATCGGCAGTTTATCAAACATTGCTCCATATTCAGGCAAATAAGTTTCAAAATAAAAGGCACGTCCAGGTATTGACTTTGCCGAAACCCAAACACCTTCGACAAATTCACCATGTCCGTCCTGTAGATCACGAAGATACTCTTTACGAACCCAAACTTTTTGTGCGGGTAGATTTGTAATTAGACAACTCATAACCAATCTTTCTCTTCTTCTAAGTATCTATATGTTAACTCTTCATCTTTTAAAATGGTGCGAAGTGTAATATATGCCTCTTCTTCATTGACACCACAGTTTGGATTATCGGAGTGATTGACATAGTATGCCTGATAAAGGCGATCTAAATGACAATCGATCCAAAACCCTTCATTATCACACCAAGTCATTGAGACCATATGTTGATGAATTTCTTCTGGAATTGAAGTCCAGGACACTTTATAGGCTTCATCTCTAATTTTCCAAATGACTGTGTCTTTTGGAATTTCAACCAGGGCAAAAACGCCCACTCCACTACAAATTTTACTTGGAGCAAGATAGGTATACAGTTCTAGACTGTAAGGATTCATCCTTTACCTTGTCCTCGATATTTCTTTGAAGCCCCATTGCGAGAA